ATTTACTTCTGTGGTATCTTTATCACTACTTTCACTGATTAATCCTTTGGTGATTGAAGTAGTCTTTTTGGAAATTTTAATAGGACTTATAAAACTACCCTTTCCAATCTTTGTGATTGCTGTTGATTTTGTTGAAGGTAGTAACTTGGATGGGTCTGTGATTTTCGCCATTGTACTATCCTACTATTCCGTACATACTTGCGTTTTCTTGCTGCTGCCTCATTCCACTTGCAGATACTGTAGAGAACACAGGAGCTCTTGAACCTGCACCTGAAGAATTACCAACATTACCAACTCCTGATGCTGATTGTGTAATTGGTGGTAATGTAATCATACCTCCCATACCAGCACCACCTCTGGGAAGTGGAGTAATATTTGGTATGCCTTTAGAACGTTCTCCTAATTTTGCCGGATTTGAATCCGGATCAGTCATTGCAACTACCTTATCAAATAATGGAATTGCCCCATTTAGAACAGAGTCCTTGGGAATGATATACTGACTTTCTCCAGGTTGTAATGCTAATGCAACTAATTGTCTATCTGCAGTTGCTCCAGGAATATCAAGTCCAGTACTTTCAGTGATTTTTCTACTAAACGCACCACCACCCTCCTTCTTGGGTATTATATTTCCTCTATAATCAGTTACACCACTTCCTTTAAAATGTCTCCAAACTCCACCTGGTCCAAAGTGCTTTAACAAGAATGCTTCATCTCCAATAGTTTGTAATACTTCTGAACTCATTCCGGACTTTTGACCTTGTTTGTAGGTTCTTTCTAATGCTTCTACTTCTCCACCACCTTGTTTCTTTTGAATCATTCTAGATGCACCACCAAACCATCCAAATTTGTCCCACCAAGGTCTCTTATCAATTAACTTTTGCTTGTTTACTTTAGGATCTGTTTTTGGTTTTGGTGAGTATTTGTTAATTAATGTGTTAATAATCGGCGTATAATATTGCTGCCTCTTAACCCTATCATCATAATGATTTATTTGACTAGGTTTAGTTGCTGATGGATTATTAACTGCTCTAGATACCTGAAAAGCATCATTCCAATCAGTAACATTAGGTCTAACTCTAGTCTTCCAATAATCTATAGTTGCTTTTGCTGCTAGGTCCGGTTTTGATAAAAGTAAGTCCGGATTTGAAAGTAGATCAACACCAACTTTATCACCAAACTTTTTGTAATTATAATCGTGAGTTAATTGAATGTAACCTCTACCATGATACGCATCACCTCCACTATATCCCATTCCCTTACCGCGACCAAGTTCTCTGTCCCATTTGAATCCACCAGTTTCATGAGAGGTTTGTGCTAATAATGCAGCAAGTTCTCTTCCTTTAATACCAGCAGATAATGCTGCTCTAATGAGAGGCATTTCTCCGAATTGTGGGGTTCCGCTTGGATAACTCATTCCAACCATTCCACCACTTTGGAACTTTTGAAGAACCATACCACCTGCAGTAGCAGTTTGAATTCTACCCATCTTGGGTTTATTTGCACCAGGACCGCCATACATCCTGTTTAGTCCAAGAAAATGATCAGCACCAACAGCATCAACAGTTGGTTTATTAATAACAATCTCACCAGGTTGTGCAATAATTTGTTGAGTATCAGGTCCAAATCCACTTACTCTTTGCCCCGTACTTCCATCTATTCCTTCATATCCAGTATCAAAGACTTTTGGATTCATTCCACCCATAGTAAATCTTGGAATCACACCACCAGAAGCAAATCCTGCTCCTGGGGATGGTAGTCCTATTGGGTTCACTGGTCCACCCGGAGCATTTAAACTCTGTCCAGCAAAAAATGATCCAAGTTTTTGATACCAAGGAGCGTCTTTACTTTTTAAAGTTTTATCTATTTCTTTTTGGGATTCCTGAGTCAGAGGTTTCATCCTTTCGGATTCTTTTATCTTTGCTACACCACCAATAGTAGCCGCAACAATTGGTATTGTTCCCGGATTTGCGGCAGCAAACGCAGTTAGACGTGGAATAATCTTAAGTATCTGAGGAATAAATCCTCTTAATAAAGTTATGGTTGTCCGAATGAACTTACCAAAAGGAGTTAAGAATAACCCAGCAGCAAATGCTAATGCAGGCCACCAATCCTTTAAGAACCTACCAAGAGACTCTATTTTCTTCTTATTTTTTGGATCACCTAACCATTCCATTAACTGGGTAAATGCTCTACCCAGTAAAGTAAAGAATATAAATCTCCAAATACGATCTATAATACTCTGAAATGGTGCAAGCATTTTCTTTGCTGCACCAGAGACTGCTGATATTCCTTTCTTAAATCCTTCTAAACCTTCTTCTCTTTTAGTTCTTCTTTGAGTTTCTTTTTCTTTTCTATCAGTTTCCGATTGTTTTTTATCAAACTTTAATTTTGAAGATAAGATTTCTAAAATAGAATCTAGAGTCTTCTTAATACCATCAAAGCGACTTACTCTCTCTTCCTTCTTTTCGGTAACATCTTTCACATTAACTGAAACAATATTTTGAGATGTTATTTTGGTAGTCTTTGCTTTTACAATCGCACCAGATTTTGGTCCAACACCACCAGATGAAACGCCAGGGCCAACGCCTACAGAAGCAACTTTTGTTTTTGCTTCTTTAATCTTAATTCTTATTCCTTTATCTTTTACTCTACGAACTCTTTTTAATTCTTCTCTTAAAAGTTCGTCTTCTTCTCTTGGTAATTCTTTTCCAGCAAGTCTTGCGATTGCTAATTTCTTTTTTAAGATTTCAAAGTAAGTTTGATAATCTATTTCCACGCCAGGTTTTAATCCAAGTAACCTTAAAATTACCTCATCAATTGCTTCGGTTTTTACTTTGGTACTTGGATTACTGACCATTTGCTCTTTGCTGTGCTTTTAGTTCTTCTTCTTCTATATGTTGTTTCAGTAGAATTGTATAAATGTCTCTTTCAAAGGGCATCATATTTTCAATCTCGGTAAGACTCCATTTATGATACTGCATCAAAGCAAAGTTTAACTTGAAGTAATTCTCCAAGTCCATATGAGACATTCCTATGCGAAAAAACTAGACAGTCCCTCCAATACTACTTCACTTTCAACTTCAGTTTTTGGATTCTTAATTTGAACAGTATGAGAAAGTTTAGGCATTGTTTCAAAGAACTTTTCAATGTCCTTGAACTGGGTAGAGTTCATTTGCTCTAGGAACTCTAATAGTTCTTTTTTGGATACATCACCAGCAGCCCAAACTTCTTCTTCAGTATAGATCTTATCAATACAAGAAGCAATCAAATCAAATGATTGATCCATTGTATTACCAGCAGATAAATCAAAGTTGGACTTAATAAACTGATCAAGTGATGGATACTTCATTTCCATCATAATAGAGTCATCAACCTTGATTTGCTTAACGTGATCAGGATTCTTATGGACCTGAATATCATCTACATTGATTTTCACAGGAACTGTAGTTTCCTCATCATCAGGGCAGATGATATTGACTTCAATTTCTTCACCAACAGATTTTCCACGAATATTCAAGAACAGATATTCAATATCAAATGTAGGAAGTGTTTCCACCTTTACATTTTTAGTTTCAATACAGTTCTTAATAACTGTTTTAATCGCGGTAGTAATCTGTTTAGTGTCTTCTGATTCTAATGCTAGAACCAAAAGTTTTTCTTCCTTTACCAAGAAGGGACGATATTTGATTGGTTGTCCTGTTGATGGTAATTCAAGTTCATATGTTGGCGTAGCAATCTTTGGTAATACCATTTTGAAATTCAAGTGTAATACTATCTGGTATATTTATTACCTAAAGAATGATCTAAAATGGTTCAAGTCTTAAATTCCCCTCTTGAGTTGGATTAAAAATAGTACGATTTGTTAGTGCGCTTTCATTTGCTGCTTCTTGTGCTGCTTCAACATTAGTTATAGCACCAGTTCCTGCAGATTGATTATAATCAATTCTTCCCAGAGATTCTGGATTTGATGGGCCTGCTATATTTTGAGTAAATGATCCTAATGGAGAAGTAGAAGGAACTCCAGGTGCTGGAGTTGGAGATGCAAGAGGAGAACCAGAAAAATCTGGAATACCTGGAGCAACACCAAATTGTGTTTCCTGAGAAGGAGCTCCTGGAGTAGTACTCGGTGCAGGTTCTGTTGGTTTATTAGTTTGAAGAACTCTTCTTACATAGCGACTGTATGTAAAAGAAATAGTACATTTTAAAAGTTGAGATGCATCATAAGAAACGGGCATTGATGTAATACTAATTGGATATGCACGAATGAATCTATATTCTAATGCAGTTCCAAAAACATCTCTTTCGAATTTGGTTATGTATAGATCATCAGTTTGATAATCATCAGGGAAATTAAATCGGTAAAAATAATTTCTCTGATTTAAATCTGCTTGGCGATCTTCTTTTCCACAGTAAGAAATCCAACTTTCGAAAAAGTTTAAAATTCTATAGTCGTGATCTACGTAAAATGTAAAGTCAGTTCTATCATCAAACTGTCTTCTATATGCGTGTCTTTCAGTCACTCCAGTATGATCATCATTAATCTCATTAGTCATTAATGATGAACCAGGTAATGATGCTTCACTACAAGAAAGTTCAATAAGATCTTGATTTGGTCTGATTAAATAATTCGATCCAGGAAATGGACCTTCTCGTGCAGCAAAATATCCTTCAGTATCTGGAGAAAGATTAGGGGGTTTAAACTTACAGATATAATGAGATGTTAAAGCGGGATTTAGTAATATTGATTTAACTCTAAAGTTTTCTACTATAGATACAATCGGCCCGCCACTTGAAGACCCAGATTGTTCTCCATTAGGACTAGATGATGGGGGAGTAGGAACTCCAGGTGCTGGAGTTGGACCACCAAGTGGATTTTGATCTAAACCGGGAAGTCCAGGCACACTTGGATCAGTACCAAATTCTGGATTTTCGGGAAAAAAAGGAAGTACCGGTAGACGAGTCATCTATAAATAGATTTACTTATATATTATGTATGCTTAAAAATGGGAGAGAGTATAAAGAGTATCTATAAACCATCTCATCCAGAAAAATATCAAGGTAATCCAAACAATATAATCTGTAGAAGTAGTTGGGAAAGAAAGTTTTGCTATTACTGTGACCATAATCCCGATATAGTTTCTTGGGCATCTGAAGAGTTTTGTATCAACTATGTGTCGCCAGTAGATAATCGCATTCATAGATACTTTCCAGATTATCTTATTAAGGTAAAGGAACAATCTGGTAAAATAAAGACTTATGTAATTGAAGTTAAACCAAAGAAGCAAACAGTTCCTCCACAGAAGAAATCAAGAGTAACTAAAACTTACTTGAATGAGTGTAGAACTTATGCGGTTAATCAAGCAAAGTGGAAAGCAGCACAGGAGTGGTGCGAGGATAGACTATTGGAATTTAAAATAATCACGGAAGAAGATTTGTTTTAAGATCTTAATATTTGAGTATAAATATTCTTAAATCCCTCTCCTCTATAAATGTATTGTACTCTACAAAAAAATGAGATTTTTAATTCTCACGTAAATGGGAGGGAAGGTTGATGGCGGATGTAAGAAGATTTCCATATAAAGGGAGACGAATAGCAACTTTTGAAGCAATTGATGGAACGACGATAATTACATATGAAGCTGACCAAACTCAGATAGATAGAATTGAAAGAGAGTATGGTCAAGATTTCATTTACGGAAATGCTGTATATATTGCTCAGTATAATAAAGGATCTAGAAATCTAAGCGCTGTTCCTAATGGTCCAGCAGGAGATCAAAATATTTTAAATGGAATTTCTAATGTTGATCTAGTTGCAGAAATAAATAATGATTCAACTTTTTACAATCAAGCAACTGGTACTGCACCACCTCAACCAACGGAGCAAAATCCAGATCAGCTAGGTGGTTCAAGTCCTATCAATCCAGCACCAATCGGCACCCCACAAAACCCAGCACGTACTATATTATTTTATCCAAATGATTTAGGTACGACATTTAATTCGGATAACCAAGATGTAATTGCGTTTGAAACTTTTGATTATAAATCTGGAATTGATATCAGGTTAAGTCCAGGAGATGCGGGAAAATTTGGTGAATTAAAACCCGTTCAATTTATTAAAACTGATGAACCTATCATAGTATTACCAATCCAATCATCAATTACAGACCAAAATTCGGTTGGATGGGAATCCGATACAATGAATCCAATCGAAGTTGAAGCAGCAGAGCTTTCAGAAACCTTAATGACAACAAATTCAACATTAGAATTAATAAAAGCAGCTACAGGATTTTACAATACTGCACTCATAGAATCAAAAAAATCTGGAAATGAAATAAGAACTTACTTAGTTGGTCAAGCAGTTGGTGTTAATAATTTACTTTCAAGATTGGAAGGTAAAGTTCTTAATCCAAACTTAGAACTATTGTTCCAAGGACCTCAGTTAAGACCTTTTAACTTTACATTTAAAATGTCTCCAAGAAATGGTGATGAAGCAGTAACAGTGAAAAAAATTATAAATTTCTTTAAGAAAAATATGGCAGTGAGAAAAGAAGATAGTGTTGTATTTTTAAAAGCACCTCGTGTTTTTAAAATCAAATATGTATATGGTGCTACTTTTCAGGAGCATCCTGGTGTGAATCTAATCAAAATGTGTGCTCTAACTAACTGTTCAGTTGATTACACTCCACTTGGAAGTTATGCAACCTTTAGAGACGGTACAATGGTTGCTTATAATATAACATTATCATTCCAAGAACTCACTCCAATTTATAATACTGATTATGAAAAGTTTGATTACGGAGATGGCGAAACAATATCAAATCATCCAATAGGAGCATAAGATGGCGAAACCTTATTTCAGACAGATACCAAACTTAGAATACGTCAGCAGAAATCCTGGCGAGCATAATATTTCTGATTATGTTCCTGTTAAAAATCTATTCAAACGTGCGAAACTAAGAGAAGATATTTTTGGTAATCTAAACTTCTTCGAAAAGTATTCAATCATTGGTGATGAAAGACCAGATAATGTTGCTTTCAAATATTACAATGATGATACTCTAGACTGGGTAGTTCTCTTATCAAATAATATTCTGAATGTTCAATCAGAATGGCCTATGACCCAGAGAACCTTTGATAAGGTAATGCTTGAAAAATATGGTTCTTACGAAAACTTATACTCTGGAATACACCATTACGAAACTGAAGAAATACGTAACTCTTTAGGTGCTGTTGTTCTGAAGTCTGGTATTCGCATCCCACCAGACTGGAAGACCAATGGTAACTTTGTAGAAATCAGTAACTCATCAATCCTTTCTATTTTTTCTGGCGATGGTATTAATCCATCCACAGTTGTAAATGTAGCAACAACCAACGGTATTATCGGTCTTGAAGTTGGTAGTGAAGTAATTGTTGATGGAGTTTCTGAAGTTGAATACAATGGTAGATTTGTAGTTACTAGTATTACTGCGTTCTCTGGTGAAATTGTATTCAACTTTACTTATGAGTTAGCATCAACACCAAATGTTGCTACTCCAACTCTATCAACAGCAAGAACAGAACTGATTAGTTATGTACTTCCAGAGACATCAGAAACTCGCGGTAACTCTTATTACTATGAGTTCTGGGATCCTGGACTAGGTAACACAGCTCTTATTCCATCTTCAGACTTTGTAAATCCTATTACAAACTATCAGTATGAATCTAGGATTGAAGATGATAAAAGAAATATCTATGTTCTAAAACCAAGATATCTAAATGTATTCTACAATGACCTTGATGATATTATGACTTATAAGGGAGGATCTAGTCAATTTATATCTAGTAATCTTAAGCGCGGAGATAATATACGACTATTCATCTAAAGATAAACTGCATATTTTTGAATATAATACTTGGATCTTCCAGTTTTTTCTAAAGCATCTTTAACACA